GCCGTCAAAGCCACCTGCTCTAACAGCACCTAGCGTAACAACAAGAATGTCAATAAGAGCATCTAGTTGTTCTACACGATCATTTGCTTCTACTGCTTCTTGTAGTTCTTCAAATTCTTCTTTGATGAGTCCTAGGTACATATCGTAGTTTTCTTTACTCATTACCTGATCACAAGCCGTATGAAACTTGTCGATATCTTTAAATGGATTTGTCATTACCTTGCTCCGAAGTCTTCTGGTTTAGGTCCGTCTATTGGACCAACACCATCTTTGTCACCAAACAACACATCACTTGGTTGTTCGTCTGACCACATAAGAACGCTTTCTGCTTCTACAGTTCTCATTGTAGTGTATTCGCCGTTACCTTCTCGGTCAACATCAAATCCTCGTGTCCAACGACCATGCTCAATAAGAATCCAATCGCCTACTTCATATGGATCGTTGTTTTCTGGTCCTTTTGAAACTACTTTACCCCAACGAGGTTTAATACCGCGATCTTTACCGTCATCAGAACTAATAATAATACCGCCTGTTGTAATTCGTTCTCCGAATTCCATTCCTTCTACAATAACACGATTATGGATAGGCCTAATCGACCTAGCATTTACTTTATGTCTTAGGCCAGGCTTAGAATTAACTAGTGCATCGTAGTCCATTTATTATTCGCCTTTCTTAACAAAATTGCCGTCTGAATCTTCTGTCCACTCGTCACTTGAAGCAGTTGGTTCAACCCAATCATCGGCTAAATCTTTTTCAACTTTTTTAGTTGATGCTTTCTTAGTAACAGGTGCTTCTTCAGCGACAGGTGCATCTACAGATTGTTTTTTTGCTGATACAGCAATTTCATCTTGCACTTTTGCAGGATTATCTCTGTAGAAGTCTGCTAAGACATCTTCACGTTTGCGAATAATCTTACCACCAGGTCCTAGTTCGTCGCCACGTGCATTTACACGAGCGTTACCAACTGCTGGAGTAAGTTCGTTTTTTTGACGAAGAAGATCCATGTCAATTTGCGTACCTTGCATAGACTTATAAATCTTTCTTCCTGTTTGTCTTACTGCCATAATTTTTCTCCTATTATGTACGTATTTATCTTAAGAACTCACGCCAATCCAGGCCATATTGGATTGAGTCAATCCTGTGTACTCCTATAATATATAGCACATAACTAGCCACAGAACTGCCTCTTCCGACACCCCAAACAATACCATTTTCACGCATAAAGTCTACAAGATAAATCATGTAACGTAATAAGTTGTGCATATCACGTTCTTTGAAAGCATCTAATTCTTCCCATATGCGATCTTGTACGTGTTGCGGACAAGGTGTTTTTGCTTTGCCTAGGACATATTCATATACATTAATGTCTTTGTATTCATCAGGCATAAACCATTCACTTTGACATACACCGTCAAAAGTTTTTTGATCTGTATCAATTGGAATATAGTTTTGAACTTGTTTGTAACCGTTTTCTTTTGCATATTGATTAAACTTGTCAATATCATCGTTTGGGTTACACAGTACCACATGACACTTATCAATATGACCAGAATAAATCATATCAATTAAGTTACGATTAGAAAAGATTGGAATTCCGTTGGTATCTGTTTTTAAAAGCATAAATGTATTTTACGATACATTTATTAAATTGTCAAGATCTTTATCTTGATTTTTTGCCATTTCCTGTGCGTAACGGCTACGTAACTCTAATCTATACATTTCAATTAGTGTTGCCATTTGATTTTTAACTTCAGGGTTTCTAGTCATGAAGAACTTTTTGGATAAATCCTGCATTCTATTTTCTAGTTGCGGAGTTGTATAATTGTTTAAGTTTTCTTCAATTGGGTGAAACATTACGCAAATTGTCCAACATATTGTACGAAAATTGATGAACCAGCATTGTAAGTCCACATATCAATAACTTTTGGATTTTCGTCGCTGTCAATTGTAAGTGTGTTTACAAAGTTCTGATTTCCGTCTACTGTTGGCCAATCATTGTGAAATTTAAGGGTACTACCTGCTTCAGTTCCTAATGTTAATGTTCTTGATGTACCATCGTTTACAATCATTAATCTTAGTTTACCTACTTTACCTGATTCTGGCCAGTTAGTAGTAGTTAAAGTAACATCACCACCCATAGTAAATGTTTGAAGTGGACCGTTAGCAAAATCAACGTTTTGAGAGGATGTAACTGTTCCGCCAGCGTTTAGTTCTTCTGAAATATTTACTAGGTTAGCATTTAGGATATTATTTCCTAAAAAGTTGTTTGCTTCGTTTTTCTTTGCAGTATTATCTTGCAGTAATTCAATTTCTGCTTTTGCCGCCACAAAGTTGTTTTTGATAACTCCAAAGTTATCTCTAAATCCTTGTGAATCGTTGTCCTGTCCTGCAACAGGATATTGCGAGTTAATACTTACGTCATCAATGTTACTTGCCATTTTATGTCCTCTCTATGTTATTATTTATCTGCATTATATATTGTAATCGTAGTTTGCGAACAGTATATACTGATCTTCACTTTTTCCTGTTGTACTATCTATAATGTATCTATCAATATCAAAATCTATTGTTTTAAAGTCGAAATCCTGGTTTTTGATATTGAGTAAAATTTCGTCTGCCGCTCCAGTTTTACAGTAAGCAATAGGAACTGCTGTAACGTACCCTAATTCTTGGACGCTGTCCTCCTGTGCAGTACGCATCCAAAGTGGTAAAAAGTCACGTTCTGTAACACCAGTTTCTGCTATACGATCACGCATATTTTTAATATTAGAAATATACTTAATGTTAGAGTTATTTTGGCTGACCTTAACAGCATCACTATCAATTTTGATTGTATTTGAAATAGGTCTAAATCTGTATGGTTCTGCTTTTTTAATTTCAAATTGTTGTACTGATGTGACTGTTCCGCCTGCTCTTAGGGTTACAATAATGTTACCAACTGTTGGATAAACAACTCTACCATTTCTTGTAATAATTTCTAAATCATTACCAATACTAGTTACACTAATTATTGGGTTGGCAACCCCACGTGTTTCTAAATCGAAACTACTAGTTCCACTTCCAAGTGCAGTATTATCATCTAACGATTCGAACTGTACACTATCAACAGTTATTTTCTTTTCTGTTGTTGATGTTTTCAATGTTTTTGCAAGATTACCTTTAGTTGGCATATACGGATCAATTACTTCAATGTAAATTACTTCGTAAATGACCTCGTTCGAACCGGCATTTTTTGCAACTGCTTTTTTAATATCGCCTAGGCGATATTTTCTACGTTTATGATTTTTCGCCGAAGCCGCTACATAGGTCCTAATGTCTTGTGTTAAAATACCAGCATATGCTAACATCTTAATATCTTTTTGTACACCAAATTCTGTATCACCACTTCTATAAATTAAGTCAGGTGGAAAAATATTCGGATCTGAGACAAACGCCGAATATGCATCTCTTACTGTTTGTTTTAAGAAAGGTCTCATGTATAGGTTACTGTATAAGTTATCGTCTGGATCTAATACATTAATTGAAAATTCTTGTTCAACTGCACTAAACCCGAAACGATCTTCTGCTTTAACTGTAAATTTAAATTCTCTATCAATGATAGTTTTAGCACCGTCAAATGTCATAGCACCACTATCAAATGTTGTAAGTCCTGGTTTGCCAGCACTACCAAACTGATTTACTTTGCCGATTATTTCACCGCTTATATCTAGTTCTAATCCAGAAGGTAATCTACCACTTACAATGCTATACAATAATCTTGAATCCGGAACAGATGTTTCTGCTTTTATAAATAGGGTTGAAATAAAGTTTGCACTAATACTACCTAAGTTTGAAGGTGTTAGGAATTTAATAGTAGAGTCTACTTCGCCCAGTATTTTTACAGTAAATGTTTTTGTTTTACTTGCTAGAATAGTTTCAGGCACACCTCCTAGTCTAGTAGCCTTAACAGTAAATTTATATTCTCTAGTTACTGCTGGTTGATAAGGAACCCTACCTAAAATTTCTCCGTTGATTGTATCGAGTTCCATTCCTGGAGGGAGTGTACTTGCACTGCCATCGTCATTTAAATCTTCAAGTTGATAAACTAGTCTACCTGAAATAGTTTCAGTATCTAAAACATCTAAAAAGAATGTTAGGTAGTTATTGGCTCTTCTGTATCCTAGGTTGGAAGGAGTAAGCCACAACGGTGTTCTTAAGTATGTATTATCAGCAGTAAACAATCCATTAGCAAGTTGCATCTTAGTATTGTCTGCTCTTAAGAAATCATCACCAACTAGATAGATTTGGAATTTACGTTTTGTAATAGTGTCACCGTCTGTAACACTAACAATAAATTCATAAAAACGATTTAGTTTTCTAGGCTGTTTAGTTGGAATTCTATCGTCATAAATTCTTGTATCATAAAAGAAACTGTCATAACCGTTTGCACTTCTTTCACCAAAGTCAAACGGGAATGTTCCATAAATGTTTGTATCGTATGCACCATTGCCTGCTCTAGTATCTAATGCTAATACAGGTTCAACTACACCTACAATTCTACCATCACTTGTTAAACGTGTGCCTGGAGGAAGTTCTCCGTCATCGTCTGCAATAAAATATTCTAAACTATCACCTGCAGGTAAATCTGCGTCAATTGCTTTAAGTTGGAAGTCTAATAGTGTATTGTCTAATACAAAATATTTTTCTCCTGGGTCAACTGGTATTAATCCTTCTGGAGTAACCCAAATAGGTTCGTCAGCACCGTTTATTTGAATATTGAATGTTCTATCTTCAATAGTATTATTAGCATCAGTTGCTCTAAGAACAAATCTAAATTCTGTAAGACGTTCAACTTCAAAAGGAGCACCTACAATGAACAACCCTTCAAGACGTAAACCGCCAGGAAGTTTACCACTAATTACTTCTACAGTATCAATAGTGTTTGATATAGTATTAAGTGGGAGTGCAATTCTAACAGCGGCATTTTCAGCAAAAATACCTAGTGTAGTGTTAGTTTGTTGTGTCCAGATTGTAGCCATTTATTATTCCTTATCCAATAGTATTTATCGGATATTGCTACTTGGATTAAAGTGGGTTTGTAATAGTTCCTACATCAATATCAACGTCTGTAGGTGTAACAACAGTGCCTAAATCAACATCTATTGTTGTACCTAAAAACTCAATAATACTTGACGCAGATTTTGTAATAGTACCAAAGTTGAATCCGTATACATCACGAACATCAACATCATATACTAAACTTTCAATATTTCTTACATTGAGAATTTTGTTGCCTTGACCATCTAATGTGCCTCCTAGTTGAGGTGTAGCATCACTGGATAGTTCTGTAAGAGAATTAATTACAATACCATCAGGCCCTTGTGTAGCAGTGTTTACATTTGTACCGCCAGCAATAGTAAATGTATCACCTTCTGCAAGTGTAATATTTCCTGCATCTGTACTAACTACTAGTGCTTGTAGTCCTCCAACACTTGAAATAATAACACCATTTGCGTCAGATGTTACAGTAACATTTCCGCCAGCAACAATTTTCTTAAACTGTAAATCAAATCCGCTTTTTTGTGCAAAGACGCCTTCACCTACTGTACCTAGGTTAGATGCAGTAGTTTGCTCAGGATTACGGTTATCTAGTTCTGTAAAGTTATTGTTAACCTTTACAAACGCTTCGCGTAGATCGTCACCTGTTCCGTCATTTGCTACGCCGCCGATGTTTACTAAATTAATTGCCATACTAATATTTATCCTATTCTGGTGGTTGCTTTCTTATTGAACGTTTTGGACGAGGATATAACGCTCCTACAGACGGTCTGCTTTGTCTTTTCTGTGGAGGATATAACGCACCGGTTAGTTGCCGTTCAAAATAATATCTAGCGTGTAGGTTTGGCGATCCTTGTAAGTCATCTGAGTCTGTTGGAATATCAGTAGCAGTAGCATCGTATAATTGACCTTCTACTGCCCAATTACTTTGTAGATACGCTTTTACATCTTCTTGTTTGAAGTGAGGATATGTCTCCATCAAACAAGCAACTAGGCCAGCAACTTGAGGACTAGCCATTGATGTACCTGAAATTTTTCCAACCCTATAATTCGAATCTCTAGGATCTAAATAAGTTGTGGACGGAAATGAAGTATTCAAAGGACTCATAATATAATGTCCAGGTGCGTATATGTCAACACCAGGACCGCAGTCGCTAAAATAAACTTTTCTATCTAAACCGTTTGTTAGTGCAGTATCAGTGGCTCCTACGCAAATATTAGGAAGATCATAATCACCATTTACAAGATCATCGTTTGCTGTGGGAGATGTACCTCGCATATAATAATATGTATTACCATTCATTTCAAAAGTGTTATCCCAGTCAGGACCACCCGGAACATCGTGTTTCCAACTACCATTACCTGCGGCTCCTATTGTAATAACTCCAGCATCAATTGCATCTTCAATGTCTGCATCAAGTGCCGCAACTCTTAAAGGAATTCTCGCTCCACTTATAAAACCCCAACCATTAAGTTGTGCTGTTGTAAAAGTTCCTGTAGAACTCTTAGCATTATTTGATTCAATAATTAAATCTATTTGTGTTGGGGTTGCTTCGTAAAATTTATATTCATATTTAATTGTAGGCGAACCTAGCACACCACCAGTATATGTAGTATGCCCTTCATAAATAACACTAAAGATTCTACTACCTACACTGCCACTTGCTCCGTAATAAATCCTTTGGGCACTTCTGTCTCCACCTGCAACCATAATCTTTGGAAGGGCTGGAGTATTTTCATCAATGCCCGAATATTGGTTAGAACCAGCACCAAATGTTAGGTAACTGTTAGTACCTAGATAAACTGTGTTATAACTTTGGCTTAGGTAAGTCATGTTAAATGGTAAACTAATTTGCCAGTAACCGTCGTCATTATTTCCTGATGTCGGAGTAACACTAGCAGTCATAGTAGCAGTGCTTGAAATAGTTTGTGTACCTAAAGATGTAATAGATGCCGCTGGATTCGCCGCTTGATAGTTTACAATAGTACAATTTATTTCAGTTGAAGTTGTAGGACTAGATGCTTCTGTTACTGTACTTTCGTAGGTGATACTATATTGTTCGTTATTAGGCAAGTTAATGTTACCACTGATCAAATCAACTTCAGCAAGACCACCTTCGATTGATGTGTCACTGTTACTGTTAGTATGAATAATATTAGATCCTGAGTCTTGAATAGTTACAGTTAGGTCTACACTTGAAATACCTGTTAAACCTTGGGTAGCAACATTGTGTTTGTAGGTAATTGTAGTTGGTCCTTGAATTAGAGCAGTATAACTAGCATTAGGAACAGTACTTGTAACTAAACTAATTTGTCCACCAATCCTTGTCCAACCAGTTGGTGTGCTATTAAAGTCACCATTGATTGCACCTTCGCTACCACTTGTAGTAATACGTTGTCCAAGTCCGTTATCTGGATCTGCTGTAAATGTTGCTAGTGATGCCGTAGAACTATAAACTCCGTTAGCACCTTCATAAACAATACTACCGCTTGGAACAAATCTAGTTCCTCTATATGTAACAGCATCAATTGAACTAAAACTCCATTCCTGAGGGAAAATACTCATACCCCAACTACTATTAACTACTGTAGGATTTTTAATTCCAGTTGCTGGATTAACACTTTTGTTTTCATGAAATGCTCGAATGTAGTCATACACGTAAGGAAAGTTGTTGTTGCCAACAGCGCCTGCATAGTAGTATAGGTTATACAAGTTTGCGTTTCTTGCCCAACCGTGTCTGTTACCGCCTGCTGTACCCATAACGTGATTAGCATGATAACTTCCAGGATTACTATATGAGTATGTTCCTGCACTTCCGCCTGTTACTGTTGGATTATGCTGATACCAGTTATATTGTACAATTCTTGATGCGGAGCCGTCATCTGTGTCTTGTCCTGAAAGTTGAGTATACTCTGGATGACCAGTGTTTAATC